TCACTAGCATTGATTTCAATTACAGGCTTACCTAAATTTCTTAAAGCGTACTGTTTTAATGTTTCTCTTGTATTTGGATTTGCCATATAATTATTTATCCTTAACCTAAAGCTACTGCTTGTGCGATAGCAAATGGTTTCGTTGAAACCTCTACACTATTAATTGTTAGTGAACCTGTTATATTTAATGCTGAGCCTTCTATATAACTTTTTATATTACTTGCTGTTACAAATTTTTCTGTACCTGCGTCTGATATTGCAAACTTATCACTATCAGCAATTGTGATACTTGAACCATCTGTCATACCGTCAATGTTTATATCAACAGCACTACCATATTCCAAAGCATTTCCGGCAGCATTTACTTTTAATACCTGACCTGCTGAACCTAAAGCACCTAAACCTGTACCACCGTCAGCTACAGCAATTGTATCTGAAGTTTGAAATTCTGCAAGACCTGTTACATTACTACCTGTAAAGGTTGCTTTTACTGGAGTTTTATCTGCCATCTTATGCTACCACCAATGTTGTTACATCTGAACCATCTGCTTTAGTAAATGGTATATGTAGGTTACTTAAAACTTCACTTATTTTACCTGAAGTTTGTAAATCTATATCTGAACTATTACCATCTGCTTTTAAAAATGGTATCTGAGCTGCACTTGCCGTTCCAATATCAACTGTATCTGTTCCTGAATTACCTGTAATACTAACTAAACCTGATTGAGATAAAGTTAATGTATCAGTTGCACTATCAGCTGCTACAACTGTTGAACCGTCTGGCATTGCAATATTTTTAAATATATCACCACCGCCACCTGGTATCGTAATTGTTTTTGTTGCGCCTGTGCCTGAAGCAGTTACACCAGAACCAACAAAATTTAATGTTGAAGCTGCTGTTGATAAAGAAGAACCTTCTTCTTGTACAGTAAGTTGAGCTGCACCTGCGATTGTTAAAGTGTCGCCACTTAAACTTGTTGTAACACCACCACTACCTGTTATCTTTAATGATTCACCTTGGTCAATTGTTGTAGTGGTTGATGAATCATCAACAATAGTTAATAATGCACCTGCACTTTCAGCTAATTCTTTAATTGTTAGGTTATCACCATTTGCTGGTGCTGTGCCTAAGGTTAAAGTTGTTCCTGAATATGAAAAATCGGTAGTCGGTCTTTGAAAAACACCATTTAAGAAAACCAAAAATTGATTAACAGTTTTATCAGCTGATACAGCAAAACCTGATGTTGAACCGTCACCTGTATATGCTCTTACAACTGGATTAACATTAAAAGTATTTTGACCTTCAACTAATTCTTTAATAAAAACATTTTCACCATTTACTGGCGCTGTGCCAAAAGTTAAAGTTGTGGAAGATACAGTATAGTCGGTAGTTGGCCTTTGATAAACACCATTTAAAAATACTAAAACATTTTCAACATCAGCACCACTTGTTACAGTAAAACCGGTTGTTGAACCGTCACCTGTATATGACCTAACATCACCACTTAAAGGTGAAGATGAGTCACCACTTGATGAAGAACCACCGATTGCTTTGATTGTGCCTGAATCATTGATATAAAGTATTTTGGCGCTAGTATCAATTCCAACCTCACCATTAGCTAATTCACTAGTGGTTGGTGTACTTGTTCCTCGCTTTAGTTTAATAACTGTCGTCATTAATAATATTCCTATTCAGATGACGACTAATTAAAATGTTCCGCCGTCAATCGTAGTTACTGTTACCGCACCTGAGCTAACTGTAAAGTTGTTCGAACTAAATGAAGCGACACCTTTATTTGAAGCAGTAGCATCCTCTCCTGCGATAGTTAATGTTTGTCCTGAAATTGTTGCGTCAACACCCTCTCCACCAGCAACTGCAATAGTTTCACCTAATGCTATATTAGATACAGTTGAACTGTCGTCCGAGAAACTAATTTGAGCTCCTGATAGTTTTGATATTGCAATACTACCTGCTAACATTGCATTTGTAATACCAGAAGCTTTAACTCTTAAAGCGTCTGAACTTACCTCGATAGATGAATCATCTACTGCAACATCTAAAGTATTACCTGTTTTTGTTAATGCGTTACCGGCAGAGATTTGACCTGCACCAGAGAACTGAGCAAAAGTAATATTTGTTGAACCAAAAGTTGGTGTTCCGTTATGTGTTGATACATAACCGTTATCAGCATTTGCTGTTCCTTCTTCAGCAAAGAAGAAAGTACCGCCTGTTAATTCAGCGGCTGTATCTGCGTCTGGTGTTCTTGTAAGTACAAATACTGCACTTGCACCACCAGTTGCTGTTACTTTATAGATACCGTTTTGTACTGCACTAGCTTGGTCTTTAACAAGTAATCTATCATCAACTGACATAGTAACACCATCAACTGTCAATGCACCGTTAGCGTCAGCAGTTAAAGTACCTGCACCGTTATTGTATGTTACGGCTGCAAGAGCAGCTGCTGTGGCAACTCTTACTGAATCTTTAACATCTAAACCGTTTGCAACACTATCCACATATGCTTTTGTAGCAGCGTCTTGATTAGCTGTTGGGTCTGTTACATTTACAATTTTACTTGTATTAACATCAATATCACCTGAACCGTTAGGGTCTAAAACAATATCACCATTTGAATCTGTTGATGAGATAGTGTTTCCGTTTACTCTAATATTATCTACATCTAATTGAGTTACACCTGCAATTGCTGTGTTTGAAGCACCAAGAGCAACAGCAGTTGTACCAAAAGTAACTGAACTGTTTGCCAACATTGCGTTAGAAACTGTACCTGTATCACCTTGACCTACTAGAGTACCAGCAGCATTTGGTAAAGTGTAAGTTTGGTTACCACTAAAGTTAGAGTGTGCTGGTGCCTGTAAAGCTGCATAGTGAGCGTTTGAACTTTCACAATATAATCTTATTTGTGATTGAGCGCCATCATTTTTTACATCAATAATACCTGTTGTAAATGTAATTCTATCATTACCACCAATTTTAAAATGAATAGTATCATCTGTATCAGCAGTAATAGATGTATCAGCGTCTGCGTCTAATTTTATTTCAGTACCATTCATATCAATACCGTTAAATACGGCATTGTTATCAAAACTGATTGTCATTGTATCGCCTGATAAAGCAGTTGCGATACCTGTACCACCTGTAATTTTTAAGGTTTCTGTTAATAGATTTATAGATGTTGATGTGGAACTTTCATCAACTAAAGTAAGCGTTGTTGCTGGAGCTGCAAAAGATAAATTACCAGAACCATCAGTTGTCAACACATGGCCATCTGAGCCATCTGAACCTGGTAAAGTTAACGCTAAATCTGAACCTACTGCATTAGGAGCTTTTAAAGATACAAAGTTTGAACCATTATTTGTTCCTTCGTTAAATTTAAGTGTGCCACCTACTGTTGCTGAATTACCTATATTGATTGCTGAAATTGCTGAGTTTGAGTCTGCTGTTAAAGCTGAACTCGCCGTTAATGTACCATCTACATGGTCTAATTTATCTGCGAAGTATTGACCGCCTATAACTGTAATGTTATTTGCGTCACCGTTTCCATCTACGCCACCCTCACCAATAAATAATCTATCTCCTAGGTTTCCTTGTGTACCTGCACCATAAGTGTAGGCCATTTCTCCTAGTTTTAGCGTTGAAGGAGCGGAGGTATTCGAACTTCGTTTTATCTGAATAACTGTTGACATTTATTGCTCCTAAAAATTGCCTCCGTTAAACACTAGTGTTCCTGAAGTAGTGTCTAACTCGTTTCTTGTTTTAAATTTATCTGTCGAAGCGTCATATTGTAGTAGCGCTCCGTCATTTAGAGATGAAGAATCAACATCTGAAAGTCCTCTCAATCTATTGACATTCTGAATACTTACATTGGTACTTGGTACCTGTACTGAAACTTGTTGTGGACCAGATGATGTGGAAGAATTAATATTAGCCCTTACACCACCAGTCTGATTAATTCTAGCCTTAACCATTGGTTCCTCTCTCTTTTGTAATATTTATAACGAAAAGTATCTAAAGATTAATATAATTATACTTTAGGATTGACGGTAATTACGCCTTCTATAACTCTTGTAACTGTGCTTGTTGAGGTTTGTGTAATATAGACATCATACACATATCTTGCTGGGGCGTCTAAAGCAGCTGTTTGAGTATCAGTTAAAGTTAATTCTACAACACCAGTTGTGGGGTCGCTAGCCAAAGCAGAGGTTATAGTAACACTTGAAGAAGCGCCAAAACTTTTAGCCATTTTTGCTTCAGTAGTATATCCTGTCAAATCAACAACTGTACCCGCTGAGTTAGTTACAGTTACATCTGAACTGAAACTAGCTCCTTGGTCTATTCTAAGATTTGCTACCGCTGCCATTGAATTGTTTTACACCTTCTTGTATTTTACCATTATAGTAATTAGTTAATACTTCAATCTTTTCCAATTCAATTTCGTGTCGGATTTTATTTTGTTGTATCTCTTGCCTAGCAGCTATAATATTTCTAAGCTCTATTGGCATTGTTTCAATGTCGTAATCTTTACCGTCAATTGATATAACATTCTTTGCTTCTTCAGCCATTATGTAACCTCAGTTTATAATTTTTTATTTTCTTTTTTAATCTGTGAGATAAGTTTTGCTTTGGTTAATCTCTTGTCTAATTCGACACCAATTTTTCTACCAAGTTTTTCTAACTCAGTTTTTGTTTTCTTTTCTAAACCTTTTGTATCAATTTTTTTAACTTCGTTTTTTAATACTAATGGTTTTTTTATTGAAAAAAAACTTTTAAATTTATTCCATAACTTTTTCATAATTTTTCCTCTATTAATTCTGATATTTATATCGTAATATTACGACACCTGAACCGCCAG